TTCTTCCCGTCTACAGTAAACGAAATGACCCGGAAGGGTGGAGAGAAATTTAAGTTCCTATGGGACGGTAGCGATCCAAACAGCAGGAACCTAAACGATCAAACCGACGAGGGGCTATATAGATATTTTACACCAGCGTATGATGGTCTTGAGTATGGTAATCAGGTTTTCATTGATGAATACGGAAACTCTGTTATCGAAACGCCCGAGAAGCCCATCATGGGAGTCAATGGTCGCTACATTAAAGTGGGGGCAAAGCAATTCCTTCAAAACATAAGGGATTCGCTTAAAAATAATACAAATGCGCTTGCCGAACATAAGCGCCAATACCCATGGAGCCCGGAAGAGGCTTTCAGGGTAGAGACAGACAACTGCTCGTTTGACGCTGAGCGTCTATACCAGCAGCAAGAATGGAATGATCTCTATGCGGGAAGACTTATAACGCAGGGTAATTTCATCTGGAGAAACGGGTTCGGTAGCGATGTTGATTTTATTCCGTCGAGAACGGGAAGATGGAAAGTGACTTGGGTGCCAATGCCGGAACAGCAAAATCTGGTTTCCAGAGATAGGCTTGGCAGGTTAGTTCCCGGAAATATCACTACGGTAGTATCTGGCGCTGACCCATATGACCACTCAAAAACAACAGACGCGCGTGGATCAAGTGGCGCATCATACGTTTTTAGGCCATATAATCCAGCTGTAGAAGGAACATATCAGTTTGTGTGTCAATACATTCATAGGCCGCCAACTGTATTTGAGTTTTATGAAGACATTTTAAAGCAAGTAATATTTTACGGGTGTCAGATACTTGTTGAGAACAACAAGATCGGAATGATTAACTGGTTCGAGGAAAAAGGATTCAAGCATTACTTGATGAAGCGGCCAGAATCAACACATACCCAATCAAGTAAGCGCCAGACCACTCTCGGTATCCCAACATCAGGCGATGTGGTGCGAGATGGTCTGATTAACAACCTCGAAAAGTACGTTGTTGATTGTTGCGGTTACGATATCGAGTCTGGAGAAGGGGGAACGCTGTTCTTTAGTGAGCTTGTGCAAGACCTTCTGATCTTTGATGCTGGTAATTGGCAGAAATATGACGCCACGGTAGCAGCAGGACTCACATTACTCGCGACACAGAAGGCCGTGAGGAAAGAGCCGGAAATTCCAGAAGAATTCCAGCTAGTAAAGGTATTTAACAATTCAGGAAAACGATCAGTTAGAACGAGTTAAACATGAACAACAATCACGGTTACCCAAATCCACTTGCGACTGAAGCGCAAAAGGACAGCCAAGAATACGGTCTGCAATACTTCAGAGCTATGTATACAGATTGGGCTGGAGAGAATAACGTACTCCTTGAGTCAAGAAGGCTTAGGTGGCAGGAGGCTAGAGACTATGCCGGAGGTAAGCAAAACACGCAACAATACAAAGACCTGTTGGCCGTACAGGGAGATCAGTCATACATTAATCTTGATTGGTCTATCGTTCCAATAATTCCAAAGTTTGTAGATATAGTTGTGAACAGCCTAACGAATGCAGACTACCATATCAAGGCAAGTGCAATCGATCCGATCGCAACAGACAGAAAAAAGAGAGACGAGCTTCGTATGAAAACCCAGCTTGTTCTTAAGGACTTCCTTAAGGATATCGAGGCAATGACTGGTATGCCGCTATCGAAGGACTCTGGATATCACCCAGCTGACGATGAAGACCTCGAACTTCACATGCAACTCACATATAAGCAAGCCGTAGAAATAGCTATAGAGCAGGGTCTTAAGCTTGCGATGACCATTAATGAATGGAAGGAGATTGCTAAGCGCGTTATCCGCGATCTTGTTGTTATTGGAACGGGGGCCGTCAAGACCGAGGTTGATCATCGTGGTGTTGTTATAAGGTATGTAGACCCGATGTATTTGGTTACCACATATTCTGATGATAACGACTTCTCCAACATATCGCATGCCGGGGAGATCAAGCGGATCACTTTGTCAGCGCTTAAGGCAGAAGCGGGAAGTCAGATAGAGCCTTGGGAATATGAGAGAATCGCAAAGGATTACGCCGGAAAGCACGGTAATGCAAAAAAATTCAGAACCACACCACTCGTAAGCGCCAGTGGATACGAATACTATGAGTACGACAGCTTTCTGATTGACGTCATGGACGCTCAATTCATAGTTCCGATGTCAAGACTGGACGAAAAGAAATACAATTCCTTCGGCGGCTTCTCGGTAAACAAGCGCAAGGAGGGGTACAAGCTTCCAAAGAAGAGTAAGCACAAGAGAGAGCTTATCGTAACCGACTATGAGTGTAAATACGTTGGTAAGCACATTATTGGAACAGATGTAATGTACGACTACGGCAAGGCCAAGAATCAGGTACGCGCTAAGTCCGCTCTACATAAAACAAAGCTTGACTATATTATATACGCTCCAGACATAGACTTCATGAAGAACCAGAGCCTATGTGAGCGAATGATCCCGTTTGGAAACCAATTACAGCTTGTGCATCTGAAGTTACAGCACCTTGTAGCCAAGGCTCGCCCGAAAGGTATGGCGCTTGAGGTTGGGTCGCTTGAGAATGTCCCGAAAGGAAAGGGGGAAGTATTCAAGCCGCTTGACCTTCAAGAAATCTATGATCAGACGGGTAACTATTACTACAGGGTTATCGATGACGAGGGGAATCCTAGTAACTCAAGGCCAATTACAGAGCTTGAGGGTGGATTGGGTAGGTCTTTATCTGAGCTGCTTGCACTGAAGCAGGATTACCTGCAGTCCCTTCGTGACGTTACCGGCGTCAACGAAGCCAGAGACGGAAACGTTCCTAGCAAAGATTCTGTTGTTGGCGTTGCGAAGCTTAATCTTCTTGCTTCTAACAATGCTACAAGGGCAATCAATGACGCGTACCTAAATATAATGAGACGCACAGCGGAATCTTCGGTGCTAATGATACAAGACCTTGTGAAATATCACAAGCCGTATCAGGGATATGTGCATGCTATTGGCGAAACGAACATGACTGCAATAGAGGTAACGCGAGATGTTAGCCTACACGAGTTCGGCATTATGATCGAAGTTGAGCCTAACGAAGAGGATAAAGCATATCTTGAGCAGAACATACAGGCTTCGCTGGCGGAGAAAGAGTTAAGGATCGAAGACGCACAGATGATCAGGGAGATCAAAAATGTGAAGCTTGCGAATCAGATGCTCGTATTGCGTAGAAGGAAGTATAAGGAGGAGCGCGAACAGGAGGCTGCGGCTAATGCGCAAATGAACGCACAACAGAATCAGATAGCGACACAGCAGAAATTCGAGGCAGATAAGGCAATGAGAATGCTTGAGGTTCAGGCTGAGGCTGAGAAATTGGCTGCAGAATATGAGCTTAAGGAGAGATTCGCACAGTCTGAACACATCAGGAAAATGCGAGAAATTGAAGCTCAGAATGAAGGAAAAGTTGATGTAGCGCAAGTGAACAACGAGCAAAAGAGCTAGTTATGCAAAAAAATATTATTAAGAATTATTCTAAATAATTTGGATAATTGAAAAATTATCCGTATCTTTGTAACCGATTTATTCAAAATTTAAATTTAAGACCATGCCAGAACCTATTGATCCCATAGCAGCAGCTATGGCAGCAGCAAAAGGAATGAAGATTGTTGACGATGATCCAGTTGATCCGCCTACCGATCCGGTAGACCAGCCAACTGATCCAGTTGACCCGAAGCCGGAAGACAAGACAGACCCTCCAGTAGAACCGAAGCCGGATGATCCAAGTGATCCTCCAGCAGAACCGAAGCCAGATGATTCTGATCCTGCTGATCCGCCAGCTGATCCACCAGCTGACCCAAAGAAAAAGTTACCTAGCGACCCAAAGCCCGACGATGATTTCGGGACGCTGTTATCAGAGAAGACGGGTGGTCGTTTTAATAGCATCGAAGAAATCGATGCAGCCCTTGAAGGCGCACCAGAATCGGCATTCGCGAACGAACAGATCGCAAAGCTGAATGAATATGTGGCTCAGGGTGGAAAATTTGAGGACTTCGTACAGACTCAGGCTGTAGACTATAGCAAAATGTCCGATGCGGACACTGTAGCTCAAAGCATGTCAATGTTTGATAACGAAGGACTTAGTGCCGAA